AGATTTTCTACGTTTCGCAGCTTTACTACCTTTCTTTACTTTACCTGTGACTGCTGTTTTTAATTTAGAACCGGGGTTCTCTGATCGATAGCGTTTAACGCCTGCTTTAGTCATTCCCGCCCCAGATTTAGTGGAGCGGAAATACTTTTTAGTTTTAGGTGGTTGTTTATCTGCCATTATCCTGTGTAGAATACATTAACTGTACAGTTAACAGTTGTTACATTTAAGTTTGACTTAAATACAACACCTTGCTCAGCAATGTTCATTGCAACATCAGACGTATCCGCTGCAACAGCTACATTAAACTTGGCAGCACCGCCATCATTAAAAGTTACAGAGCCAGCGCTTGCACCCGGACCTATAATAAATCCTTTTAAACGAGAACGTTGAGAATTTATCGTAGTGGTGGCATTAGCTGCCGCACCTTTAACTAGTATGTCACTATCGAAGGCCATTGTTTATCTCCTTACGCTATTGTTGCACCTTGAACTGAAGTTGCAACCCAACCAATAGTGCTATTCCAAACTAAAGTAGCTGATTCAGCTACTGCATCGAACGTAATTGTAGTTCCATTTGCAAAAGTAGTTGGAGTTAAAGTTCCATTTCCACCATCAACAATCATGTTAATAATTTTAATTTGGCCTGAAGTTGTTCCATCAGCTAAAGTTAATGCATCAGCTCCAGTAGTAGTTAATTCAGTTACCAAGTTAGTTAGATCAACTGCGCCAGCACCTGATAAAGATTGAACGCCACCTGTAATACTTTTGCCGTATGTGGCATTAGTTGTGATGGCTCCAGTGGTTGCGCTTTTTGTTACAAAATCGAAACCGTTTTCTGATCTCACCGGACCTGAAAAAGTAGTTGTTCCCATGTCTATCTCCTTTTGTTAATAGTCCCCGAAGGGTCATGAGGTTAATAAAGTTTTATTTTGACATAAAAAAAGGGCGGATACAACCGCCCTTTTCTGAAAGGATTGTTTATGAAAAAACAAACGTTCCGTTTAGGAACCTTGTGAACCGTATACACAACGTGGATCTGAGAAACCGAAAGAATATCTCTCTCTAGCCTTGTATCTCACGTTACCTGTGTCGAAATCACCTTCCATAGCTGTTGCTAATGGAGTTCTTACGAAATGTTTGAATCCGTTAGGTGCGTCGGTCATTATGAAGTATGCATCAGTATCTGTTAGATAATGATTTACTCTATAACCGTCAGGCAACATTGACATGTTCACTAATGCGTTGATGTCGTTGTCTGCTGTACCTGTTCTCAATGTTGAGTTAAGGATTCTATCCGCTACGAACATTAGTTGAGGTGGGACAATCATTTTTCTTGCCTGTACAGCAATTTTAAGTCCTCTCTCATCGATGAATTGAGAAATGTCAATCATCGCTTGCTCGAGTGATGTTTCGTTAAGGTCGGCATCGGTTGCGTTTCTATTTGAGAAGTTACCACCGCCCACTGTTGGGTGTGCTGTACTTACAAGTGAAACGCCGTCACCACCTGCAGAAGCTCCTGCTGTAAACGCATTGTTTAATACGTTTGCTGCTTTGATCTGCTTAGTGTGTGCCATTGATCTTGCCAATGCTTTTGTGTAACGAGCTGATAATCTGTCATAAAGATTATCTTCCACAGCTTCTTCAGTGATAGAGAATGCTAAAGCAACGGTTTCGTGTGAATAACGTGCTGTGTAAGCTTCGTTCGCAGAGTCAAATGTTACTGCTGCGCCTTCTTGCTTCACAGGAGCGTTACCAAAACCTGTTAACATTACTTCTTCTTCAAAAGCTCTGTCTGATGATTCTTGATTAAAGATTTCAGTGTGTTCGTTTTCGTACTTCTGATATTCCAAGCCAAACAGTGCGTTTAGACCCGGCTCCAACTCTTTAACGAGTTGACTTCTAGATATAGCCATTATTTATCTCCTTATACGCCTGTTGAATTCGGTGCGTAGAAGTGATCGTTGATCTTGATGATTAAGTTTGCGTTATCGCTAGTTAAATCTTCATTATCAGGATCAGTGTCAACACCAACTACTCTTAACATTAAATCTGATGTGTTAAGTGTTGATGAGTCTAATTCACCGCTTGATATACCGTTTACTGTGCTTCCGTTTCCGTTTCCGACAACGTCTGCGTTCATTCCAATTGAAGTCTGACCAGAAGCACCATCAGCCTGAATCAAAAATAATTGATTCGGGTCGTCGTACACTCTGATTTTAATATCAGCGGAACCTTGAGTTGCGGTTGTTGTTGGAAAATAGTTAGAAAATGTCGGTTTGCCATCTGCTGCAGTATATTCTATACCACCAGCAACACCCAAAATTTGTGTGTCACTGTCGCCAGCCACGACGACATATCCGTCAGATCCAAGTTTCACAACTGCACCCTCAAAAATATTCCCTGAGTTATTACCTGACTTCACAGCGTATGTGGTAAAACCACATGAATTATAGTTTCCGCCTAGCTTTGCTAATGGGCGTAAACCAAAGGCTGCGTCTTTATTTGCCATTGTATATACCTCCTAAGTATATTTTTAGTTAATTAATCTTCGTTAGGCTTAGGGCCTCCGAAGCTTACTCTACTTTGCCTTTCCTTATGGATTGGCATGTTGGGGTGCTCGTCTTTCATTAAGTCGTTATCAACACTCTGCATTTGACCTTCCGTCTGAGATTTGAAGTAACTATCGCGTTGCTCTTTGATCTCAATCGGACATCGCATAAGAACCAGTCCCCCGATTCCAATGACGCCTTTAAACTTGCCGTCGGCTACTGCAGGTATATCGAGACGGTCGCCGTATGTTTCTGCGTTAACAAATTCATACCCTTGTCTCAACCTACCGTTGACATTCTTATCGTCAGGTATTCCACGATATTCGTATCTTACCCATCGATGATGCCAGCCTTCGTCAGGTTGTGGCGCTTCGAGTGATGAAGGTGGTACCCATGCTTTTGGTCGAGCGTCAGTTTCACGGGTTTCCAACTTGCGTGAAGTTTTATTAAGTTTAGTTTCATTTTCCATATTGTTACGCCTCCTTCACGTATCTAGCGTACTCTTCTAACGGCACACCTAGCCTTTTGGCTATTGCTACCTGTGAAGGTGTGAGCCTCACAGATCTGCGTCCATCTTTATTTACGCGCTTCGCAGAAGCAACCGTTTGGACGGGTTTCGATTGCTTTCCGACATTTGCCTCACCGGAAAATTTGTGAGGAAACTCTTTTCTCATTCGAGAATTGATTGCATTATAGTATTCATCTGACTGCGCGTCAAACCCTTCTTCTTCAATAAGTTTCTTATGAATTCCAAAGGCGGCGTATGTCATGGCCTCGTCCTGACCAAACCACGAGTTATCTCTTGCCCACTTTTCCGCTTTTGGATCGGGTTGAGTAGGTTGTTGAGCCTGTGGTTGTTGTATCTGTTGAGCTTGAGAAACCGCTTCCGGTTGAGAAGTCTTCTCCTCTTCCAACTTTTTAGTTGCTTTTAGACGTTCGTTATCAAGAGTTAATTGAGAAAGTTGTTCCTGTGCTTTTACAATAGCATCAGCATCTCTTGCCTGTATTGCTCTTTTTAGATTGTCTTTAACAACTTCGGTTTGAGTTGTCACTCTAGATTCAAACTCGCTTAGATATCCTTTATCGAGTTGAGAGTATTTAGATTGGCTTTCATCATACTGTTTTTTTAAACCTTCAGCATACTTTAAAGCTTCCTCTCTTTGTCTCTCTGCTTCTCGATATTTCTTTGTAAGTCGAGCTATTCTCTTTTGAACAGAATCACTATAATCATCTAAACTGTCTTCTGTTTTTTGTTCTTCTGAACTTGTTTCACGTGAAACCTCTTCATTTGTTTGTTCAACGTTAACTTGTTCCTTTACTTCACCGTGATCTTTTGTTTCTTTTTCATTTTTAGATTCTTGTTCGTCTAAAACAATTTCTACTTCATCACCGGAAGTATCTAGATCTACCATTTTGGATTTATCTTCAGCCATGGTTTACTCCTTGTCCTTTTCTAGTCTTATGTTAGATGGAAGAATACTTAAAGGATCATCTACTTGTGCAATGACTTCATCATCATTTACAATTCGTAGTTCCCCACCATCAATGTACAAACGAGATCCTGCGTATTTGGTAATAACTACCCAGTCTCCTTCTTTGCACCAAGGGCCATCAGGGAAACGATCTTTGTCATTATAAGCTGAAGGTCCTACCTTCAAAACTTTACAAACGTTTCCTGCGATTTGTGCCATGGAAATTGTGTCATCGGTTAGATAAACACCACCTTTAGTTTTTTCTTCTAATTTGACTGGTAACAATAAAAGTCTCCAGCCCGTCGGATTTGGCAGCCTTTCAGCTTCAGATTTTTCCTTCTGCTTTTCTACCTTTTCTTTTAAGTGCTTAGGCACTATCAGTTTCGTCATCTATTAGCTCCTGTTTTTTTAGCAGGTCCGAGAGTTCCTGTAAAATGTTAGTATATGCTAAATACTCACCAACAAGTTTTTTGTACTCGTCGTAAGATTTTGCATTACCATTACTAATAGCAGACGAAATGTCACTTTGTCTAGTCTTAATTGTTTTTTTTAGATGGTCTGTAAATTTAATTATGTCCACGTTTATAAGCTTGCCATGTGATCGCTTAGTCTTTTTGCACGATTAGGGGTTTGTTTTGCCCACCTCGAATCAAGCATTTCGGTTGCACTATCTGAATAAGAGCCTTGTTCTAAATGTTTTAAAGCGTTCTTAAATTTACGAACTCCTGCTTCACCCATTTGATAAACCATATGAATAATGATCGCTTTGGCTTCATCTTTGATATCCCAACCACCACATATGTTCATGCCGCCTTCACAAGCACGAGAAAAATCTTTTTCAAATAATTCTTCCCAACCTTCTTTGGTTGTTGGAATTACCTCACCGTCTATTATTTTATGACCGTAGCCACCAGTGGGGTAACCCTCAGTATCGATATAAACTTCTAATTTATATCCTTCTTCTTTTTTAATCTCTTCTTTTAAATGTTCTAAATTCATGATCCTATTCCCCAGTGTTTTGCGTGTTCGTCTATTTTTTCTTTTTTGCGTAAGTTGAAACCATTTTTGGCTTTGGACCAGTATTTCCAGCGGCACGCTTCCTGCGCACGGCGGATGTTTTTTGAGATTTGTTCATAGATCGCGCTTTTGCGATAGGAACGCATTTCGGATACTTCCTCTTTGAACTCTTCGATGATTTTCTTCCACATGGTTGATACTTACCGTCTTTTTTAGGTGCTCCTATGTCTACCCATTTTTCTTTTACCCAAGCTCGTAGACCTTTTTTTGCCATTATGCACGCTTAGTGACTTTTCTTCTATTGGACATAATGCCGCCGCACCCTTTAGCAACACCACCTTGATTATAGTTTGAAACTTTTTTTCTCTCTTGGGAATTTTTATTAATCATTCCACCTGCGGCTTTTTTCTTAGGCTTCTTTTTACCACCGGGTTTTACCTTACCTGAACAAACAGCGCTCGCATACATATTAGCATACGCGCTAGGGTAGACATCAAATTTACGTTTAGCAGCAGCTTTTCCTTTTGCACAAAGTTTTCCCATTACTTTTTCTTCTTTACCTTTTTCTTAGTCTTCTTTTTAATAACACCACGTGCCATTAAAATATCTTTTTTGGTGATCTTACCATCACCACTCACGTCTGGAAATTTTTTCTTTTTCATCCTTGGCCCCTATTTTTTTTAAAGCTGCGTCGCTTGTGTTTATTCATAGTAGATGTACTTATTCTACCACGACCTATTGTAGTCTTTTTAACTACATGATCAATAGTGCTATTAACTTTTTGTTTTTTCATGTTCACATACCGCACACTCGCACATGCACGTAGTTCCACAATGACATAAACAATCGCACTTTATACACTTTGTCATTTTTTGAATTTCTTTATTGCGATGTCGGAAATCTTGAGACCGAACGAACTAGCTATGGAAGCCATTAACGCCCAGATATACCACTCAGGAAGATTGTTCAAAGTAGAAAAACCTTCTTGAAGTTTCTCTATCCACTCTGGTTTACCAAAGAATATGGCACCAAATACGATTAAAAGAGGGAGTGAAAGGATGACTGTGAACCACTCGTCACGCCAAGAATTTTGCATATTCTTTTGTGAAGCAATGGCGAAATCAATTTCGCCTTGAGCCATCTTTCTAATGTGAGTTTGCTCCGCTTCCGCCATAAGCTTTTTAGTTTCAGTACGAGTCTTGATAACATCGACTGCTCCTTTAGCTACGGTGCCGAGCAAACTCCAAATCATGTGTGATTAAATATATTGAGCAGCTATCCAACCGATCGCTAGACCGATTACAAGCCATTTTTTCTTTGGATGTTTATCCCAAAGATCCTTAATCCATTTTTTCATTAGAATACCCCCTTGAATGGTTTCTTTTTTACCTGAACTGCTTTTTGTCCCTGAGTATTGGACTTTGCAGGGTCAGCCGGTTTTGTTTTTAAAGGAACATTACCGTCTGGTGTTAACTTCATTGGTGTGGACTGCGTTAGTTTCATGGCGGTTAGTGTATTGTATAATTTCCATTAATCAAGCTATAATCTGGAAATTTCGCAAGCCTTTCAATCGCTTTTTTTGTGTCTCTGTGCCCTAATTGACTGGTCATAACACGTTTTCCTACACCTAACAAAGCGCTAGAAATAGTAATACTGTCATATCCTTGCATCACCATCAAAGAAACTATTTTTTCAATGTCTTGAATAACTATTTCAATAGCTTCTTCATCTACGGCTTCATCATTTTCGTTTTTTAGTGACATTTTTGATCTCATCCTTTTTTTTCTTAGTAATGTGTCCACCTTTACTTGCGTATCGAGGAACTGCGGTACCACCCTTTAATACTTGAGCTATTTCAGCACGAATTTGATTAGCATCTACGCCTTTTTTCTTCGCTAACAGCTTCATGATTGCTTTTCTCTGCTCAGCAGTGAGTTTTTTAGGCATTCGGGCCACGGTTTGCTCCTCTCGCTTTTGCCATAGTGGTCTGTGCTCTTAAATCTGCAATATCTTGCTGTGTTTGAACACGTTTATCAGTCTGTTCTTCTTGAGATTTGATTCTTTCACGGTCAATATCAAACTTTTCTTCCTGTTCTTTTTGTCTAATCTGTTGATCGTTTAATTTTAAGAGTAAATCTTGTTGTTTTAGGTCAATCAAAGGATCGGACTCCCCTGTTTTTTCTAAATATTCTTGCTCTTCAGCGACTGCGTCGTTTGTCATTGATGCAATTACTTCTGAAATCTCTTTTTCGTTCTGTGCTTGGAACTGTTGTAGTAGTTCTGGTGGTATTTGACCGCCAAATTGTTGTGCTTGCTCTTGAATAGCAGGAGCATTTTTCGCTTCTACTTGTTCTCTTGCCATTAATGCCATGTGCTCTGACACGTGTGCTTGTAATGCTGTTAACACAGGTAAATTATTTTTAATTAAGAAGGAACTCATGAAGGCTCTATGCGCATCAATGTGTGCCTGATGATTCTGCCCCGGGAATACCTGCATTGGTTGACCTGTTAAGCTCGCCGCATTTTCTATACCCGGATCTTTAGGGGTGGGCTCCTGTGGTGGGGGTAGTATTAGTTCAATATTCTGCACACCCAACGCTTCATACATTCTTCTGTATGCTTCATATAAATTATGAATTTGTGGATTAGATTGTGCTAATTGTAATTCTGTTTGTGCCAACGTAATACGCTGTGCCATCGAAAAGATATTAGGATCTGATACAGGAATGACATCAACTCTATCGTCGAAGTCTTGCATCTTAATCATACGATTACCGCCAGCTACATTGTACGGATATTCTGGTGGTAGATACTCTCCAAATACTCTTGCCAGTATTTTAAACTCTTTTTTCTGTGCGTGATGTAATCTCTTTTGAATAGCAGACATGACTCTGGCACCACGCTCCATGATTGCCATGGTGGTACCAACAGGATTGGCTTGTGAACCTTCTCCTAATTTTTGATCCGCTATTGCTGCAAATCGTGTTCCTGCTTCCACACAAAATCCCAGTAACTGCATGAGCACTTGGTCAGGACCTTTGTACGGTAGAGGTAGTAATCCTTCTCTAAGACTTCCACCCGGTGCATCAACATCTCTAAACTCACCCGGTTTTAGGGGAGAGTCATCATCACGAATCCGTAGCCCTCTTGCCTTAAAGCCGGCAGGCAAGTTTGAAAGTGTACCAGCATCTAGTAATTGTCGTAGGGCTGCCGTGGCAGTTCTAGATAGACCGCCAATCATATGTATCAATCCAAAGCCATAGAATCCTAAACCCGGTAAAAATTTGTAGTGAACAAAGTATTCTACTTTTCTCTTTAACGGATCATCTTCTCTGTAGTTTCTTCTGATTGATAAAACCTCTGAGGAGTTCTCATCGATTGTAATTGTATAGGGCAACATAATGCCGGTAGGCTCACCATCCATGCCTTTGTCTTCA